TTGCTATAGACGCTGCAAAGCATCCTGAAGAAATGGTATTTAGGACTATTTAATATGGCACAAGAATTACGTAGCATCAACCTTGTTGCCCCGGCGTTCAAAGGTGTTAACACCGAAGACTCGCCGTTGGCACAGGACCCATCCTTTGCTGAGATCGCAGACAACGCTGTGATTGACAAGCGTGGTCGTATTGCTGCACGTAAGGGCCACGACGTAATTACGACTAACAAGACTGTCCTTGGGTCTGACTCTATACGAGCCATAAAAGAGTTCAAGGACAACGCAGGAAACACTAAGGTTTTTTCTGTTGGTAACAACAAGATTATTAGCGGTACAACTACACTAGTAGACGAGACTCCCGGCAGTTACACAATTACTGCTGATAACTGGAAGATGGTTAACTTTAACGACAACACCTATTTCTTCCAGAAAGCATACGAACCGTTGGTGTACAATAACACAAGTGGCTCTGTTGTCAAGCTAAGTACTGTTACAGGTGCGTCAGCAGCAGCGGACATTCCAAAGGCCAACGAAGTGTTGTCTGCTTATGGTCGCCTCTGGTGTGCTGATATTAGCGATAACAAGTCTACTGTTTTTTGGTCTGACCTACTGATCGGCCAAAACTGGACGGGAGGCACTAGCGGCTCTATTGATATCTCCAAGGTATGGCCTGATGGCTACGACGAGATTGTTGCGTTAGCCGCACATAACGGCCTCCTGATTATCTTCGGTAAGCATAGTATTGTAGCGTACCAAGGCGCAGAGGCCCCAGCAAACATGACACTGGCTGACACTGTAGCTGGCGTAGGTTGCGTAGACAGAGATACTGTGCAGTACACAGGTACAGACGTGCTATTCCTGTCACATACTGGCCTTAAGAGCTTTGGACGTGCGATACAAGAGAAGTCCCTGCCTATCAGCAGTTTGTCAGGAAACATCACTAAGGACATCATTGGTGGTCTACAGACAGAAAACCAGTTCTTTAGGTCTGTCTATAGTCCAGAAGAAGGTTTTTACTTGTTGACTTTTGTAGGTCAGGATACTACCTACTGCTTCGACGTTCGAGGAACAACAGAAAACGGGTCGTACCGTGTGACACGTTGGGTGTCTACAGGGTTTACTTCGTACACTAGAAAAGAAGACGGTACGTTGCTTATAGGCACGTCTAAGGGAATCAGCGAGTACGAAGGATACCAAGACGACGGAAGCCCTTATCGCTTTAAGTATTACAGCCCAAGTCTAACTTTTGGTGATAGCTCTAGAATCAAGATCTTGAAGAAGCTGAAGCCAACACTGGTTGGTGCAAACAACGCAACAGTATTCCTTAAGTGGGCTTATGACTTCAAGAGTTCGTACGCAACAGCAGAATTTACAGTAGGTGACCAGATTACTGGTTTCTTTGGTGTAAGTGAGTTTACCGCCGCAGAGTTTACTGGTGGTGCTTTGACAAACCAGAAAAGTTTAAACGCCACAGGATATGGCACAAGTATAGTAGTTGGACTAGAGGCTGACATTGACGGGTCTCAACTATCACTACAGGAGATTAACGTAATGGCTTTGATAGGAAAGCTACTTTAACGGGAGTTAACAATGGACGACGAATACAACATTGGCACACCATCTGATGTCCTTGGGGCGGGAGCTAGTACACCAGCACCAACCGGAGGAAGCGGAGGCTTCTTTGATTTCCTAGGAGGTCTTGGTTCGTATCTAATGCAACCTGACGTTTTTCTTCCGGGTGTTGTTGGTGGTTTACTGACCGCTGAAGAATATAATAGACTATCGGACATCGGTAAACAAGCGCTAGTTGGCACAACTATAGGTGGACGGCAAGTACCGGGAGCCTTAGACATCGCTCAGATGGGTCTAGATCAAACTCAGTTTAGACCGTTTACAGTCACTACTGCTACTGGTGGACAGTTTGGTACACAAATTGATCCCACTACTGGACAGTTTACAACAACTTTGGGTTTGTCTCCTCAAGAGCAAGCCATGCAACAACAGTTGTTTGGTGGTGCTGAACAGTTTTTTGGGCAGGCACAACAGCCGACTACAGGACGTGAACAAGAGATTTTTGAACGTCTACGGGCTGTACAGACTCCTGAGGAGCAACGACAGCGTTTAGCTTTAGAAGAGCGTTTGGCGTCTCAGGGCCGCTTGGGTGTACAAACAGCACAGTTTGGTGGTACTCCAGAGCAACTAGCGTTGGCTAAGGCTCAGGAGGAAGCGCAGAACACAGCCGCTGTACAGGCCATGCAACAGGCTCAAGCAGAACAAATGCAGCAGGCTGCTCTGGGTCAACAAATGTTGGGCGCTAGTTACATGCCTCAGGCACAACTACTCGCTGCTACTCAACCCTCACAAGAATTGGCATCACAACAAGCGGCACTTCAGCAGTACGGTGCTGGCCTCTTTGGTGAAACAACTATGTCTGGCCTTGAGCAACAGCTTCTTATGGAACGTGCTAGAGCAAACCTACTGGGTCAAGTTGGTGGAAGTATGTTAAACCAAGCCTTCACCGTTCCTCAAGGTGGTGGCTCAGGTGACAACATAATTGACGACATACTTGGCGGTCTTGGCGGACTATTTGGATTTGGAGGCTAAACATGGCTAAGTTTTCACAAGAATTTTTAAGACAGATGGCAAGTCCAATGGGCTCTGTCCAAGGTGGGTTATTGTCTGCTGTAAAAGGCGCAGCCACTCTGCCCCAACAGCTCAGGAAGCAAGAGCAAATTCAAACACAAAAGCAACAGTTGGCTCAAATGGACCCCAATACTCCTGAAGGCTTAGCTCAGTTAGCTAAGTTTTATCAAGAGCAGGGTGACATGGAAAACGCTGTGAAGTATGCAAAAGCAGCGCGTGATTTAAAAGCACAAGGAGCAGCACAGGCTCAACTAGGTGTTTTCCAAGAGCAAGTAGCAGTAGCAGCAGAAGCAGCAGGCCTTACGGACCAAGCAGCGACTGCACGGTCTACTACGGACATGGACGAGCTACGGGCTATCAGCAAGGACGTACGAGAGTTTCAGATTGAGCAACTGCCTCTGGACAACCCACAGGTCATTAAGGCACGACTAAAAATGGCTGGGTTTAGTCCAGCTCAGATTACGGCTATGGGTGACCTTTCGGCTGAAGAAGCAGACGACCTGTTGAAGGGACGAACTGGTAAGCTAGAAGCTTGGCAGAACTCAGAGGGTAAAATTCAGGCCGTCAACGTCAACGACTTTGGTTTAGTCTACAATGACCAGACTAACTCTTACGTCAAAGCTAGTGAGCTAGGGTTGGTACGTAAGGCTCCACAGGTTCAAGAAGTTGTTGACAAAGGCCAAGAAGTCGGTGCAAAAGCAATGGCAGAAGCCAATGTCAAGAGTTTTGTTGAGTTTAACACCAAGGCTCAAGATGCTCGTGACATGATTGAGTTAATCGACAGACAAACCGCCCGTTTAGAAGGCGGTATGCCTACGGGTCTCTTGGCTGAAACAGAGTTAAACCTTAGACGCTTTGGTGAACTCATTGGTTTACCTTACGATCCTAGTGTTACAAACGCTCAGGAGTTTGTGTCTGAAGCAGGTAAGATTGTTGCTGACCAGATTAAAGACTTTGGTTCAGGCACGGGCTTGTCAGATGCGGATAGAGAGTACGCTAAGTTAATTGCTGCTGCTGACATTACCACACAGCAGGAAGCCCTGTTTAACTTGTTGAAGATCCGCAGACGTTCTATGGTTGAGACCGTGAATAGCTTTAACAAGGTTAGAACTTCTACTGCAAAACGCGTAGGCGAGCAGAACATGACCAGCTTCCCAAGCATAACTATGCCAGAGGAGCCAGAAGCACCAGAGGCAGAACTTCCCGAAGGTTTTGAATTGGACTAAGACATGAAGACAGCGACTAATCCACAGACAGGACAGAAAATATACTGGGACGGTGAACAATGGTTGCCGCTCAAGACTGCCACTAACAAACAGACAGGAGAAGTCATTGGTATTGTTGAGGGAGAAACATTTACTGTAACCCCTCCACGCCCTCGTGAACCTGAGAGTATGCGAGAGATGGTTAGGGAGACTCCAGAGCGTTTTCAGGAGACTCGTGAGCGTTACAGAAGTACTCTTGCTGGGGATGTCGAAAGACTGCCCGGTAAGTTCAGAGTAGGCACTACGCTTGCTGCTGGTGTTGGGGCCGCTGGAGAGACGCTAGGAGAAGTAGCAGGAGAAGCCTACCGTAGGTACACTCCTGAGGCTGTCCAACGTGGTGTCTCAGAGGCGTACGAAGGTTCTATGCTTCAGCGTGGAATGGAGAAGGTCGGTGAGTTAGCACAGGCATACCCAGAGGAGGCTACTACTGCTGAAGCCCTCCTCAACATTGCTGGTGCTGGGCCTAAGATGGCACTCCCGTCCATCCCTAGACCTAGTGCTTCAGTACGTATGGCCTCAGGAAGAGCAACACAGGCTGTCCTAGAGGAAGAGCGTAAGGCAGTAGCAGATAGTCTACTACCTGAAGACTACGTCAAAGCTCCGGGAACTGTAGAGCCTACAGGGGCCATGAATCGTAACGTGTACGTGCCCTCGCCTTCCGAAGACAACGTGATTGACTACTTGGCAAAACTTCCTGAGTACAAAGGTGACCGAAACCCCGCTGTAAACGCTAAGGTTGTAGACGGACAACTGGCGAAACATGAGGCAAACCTACAGTCGTACATCAAGCGGTCTAAGAACCCTAAGACCGACGTAGCTGACCTATCTAGCACTCTGGAAGAACTCAAGGCGGGCTTCCATGACCTTGATGACTACGTTGAGTTAATGCCTGACGCACAGAAGAAGGTAGACCTGTTGATCGACACGGCTGTCAAGAGGCTCAACGAAAAGGCGTCCAAAGGTGGCAAGATCACTGCCAGAGACATCCTAGAGGTGCGTCGTCAGTTGGACAAGCAGATTTTCCGTAAGAAGCCCACAGCAGGTCTTGAGAACCCTGACTTAGCTAGTGCAAAAGAAGTAGCAGGTAAGTACGTAAGGGACGAGCTGAACCAAGCATTCCTTAAGTTGATGCCAGATGACGAAGCCTATCGTCTTATCAACGGTATGGCTATGTTGTTCAGAGCTAAGAATCTACTGGATGTCAAGGCAGGTAAGGCAATAAACCAGACCATGTTGGGACGTACGGTCAAAGGTATCGAAGACTTCTCTGGTCTCCGCTTCCCTACTACACCGTTGGCCCTTGGTGCTACTGCTGCTGCTGGTACTGCTGCGGTCGGTGGTATGCCCGTAGTTGCTGCTGTTGCCGCAGGAACTGGAGTAGGCGTAGGTCTTGCCCGGTTGTCACGTAAGCGTAGACGTGCGGAGATTCTTCGGGAGGTGATTAAGAAAACCGACCAGATGATACAAGGCGCTAACGTGACCGCAGAGACTATGGCAACCCTACGTGCTGACAAGGTAATGCTGGCGCAGATGCTGAATGAAGTGAATCAGGAGCCTGAGAATGAGCAATGATTACTTAGAGCTACGCAAAGCGGCCTCTAGAACTACTAAGTTTGCACGAGAGCAGGCTAGGGGTCAGGCTTCTGCTGTTACTGACGCGTTGTTTAGTCCTGTTGTGGAAAACCCCTTTGGTTCTTTACCTATGACGGCTTATGCGGGTTCAGAGGGCATACGCATGACTGCTCCTAGAAAAACCCAAGTAGACGCTATGGCTCCTTTGAACTTTGCCGCTGAAGAGTTAACTACTCCTGCTAACGCTCCTTTTGTCGCTGGTCCTCGTATGTTGGCAAGAGCTGGTAGTTCTTTTGTTGAAAACATACCGACAGAACTCAAGGGTTTTTATTCAGGCAGTCCTGTTGAAAAATATAAAGGCATATCTGAAGGGATGCTACAGAGTGCTAAAGGGACTGCCAGAGAGCTTGTAGACCCTACTGAGATGGCAACTAGACGTGAGTTTGGTACAGGCTCAGTTAGGCGCGCAGAAATGCAACAGACGGCGGACAGAGGAATAACAGAAGGTAACCCAAAAGCTTCAGCTTTCTTACGTGCTCAAGCTACAGGAAAAGCAGTAGGTGAAGGCGACACAGTCATCGAAGCTTATCCTGTGTTAAAAAGAGATGCAGTACAGGTAGGCCGTTTGGAAAACACTCAGGATGTTCAACAGGCGTTGACTAAAGACAATCCAGACATAGATCAAGACATTGTAGACAGAGCGACAAACCATTTGTATGCTCAACAGGGTAAACAAGGGCAGTTGGTCACAAGAAACAGAGCAACACCCAGTACAAATCTAGGTCCTGAAGCCATAGGCCAAGCCACCACTTCTCCGGTAGCTCTTAGAACACTGTACTCCCCAAAGAGTATGAAGAGTTGGTACGACGTAGTAGGAGACAGCCCTAGTACGGAACAGTGGAAAGAGATGTTGGGCTTGTTTAGCGCCCTTGATAGAGACTTTTTGTTGCAAAACAAGAAGGTATTTGGAGAAAACCCTTCTGCTTCTGCCGTGTGGGGTGCTTACTGGAAAGGCAAGAAGAGAGTAAAAGAAGGTAAAAAACTAGGCTCCGACCAGAAAAAATACATAGAAGCTATTGACAATCAAATGAAGACCCAAACAGGTCTTAAGAAGTACCTCTCTAAGTTTGTTCCTAACGCTCTTGTCAAGCCCAAAGGCCCGACTAAAGTCAATGAGATGAACGGTAAGCTTGTGTTGCAACAGTCATTTAACTCTTCAGCTAAAGACTTAGGCGGCATGAATGCGTTTATTGTAGTAGACCCTAAGAAAGGTGAGTTTTACTCTATGCTGTCTGACGGTCACGACTTACTTGGACAGACGCCTCCCGGTTTTGAAGACCTTGTAAACGTAGTTCCCATACAGAAATACAAGATAGGAGGAGGTAAAGAAGCAGGAGGAGCACGACCTAAGAAAGAACTAGAGGCCGCTTCGGAAGTTTATGAGGACACTGCGGAACTAGAGAGGCGCTCTGGTATTCCTAAACTCAAAAACGAGAGTGTTTCTGCGTACCAGAAGAGAGTAGCTAGAGACTTCAAAGGAACTGCTACTACTGGAGAACGTCTTGAGGCGGCTGCTACTGCTGCTATGCCCCTGTCTGCTGCAGGCATGATGGCTAGGGACAAAGAAGAGCGCTAGAGACGATCTAGCACCCACTTTAGGCCCATGATCTCACCTCTGATCTCGTTGTTGCGAGCAGCAGGTATGGACTTGTGAAGCTTGTTCTCAAGTACTCTAATTCGTATCTCGATGTCACGTTTGATGTTCATAATCTAACCTAAGTAAATACGGGGGCACTAAGGCCCCCTTTTGTTTACAACTCGCAGTTATTACCTGTACAAGCCAACTGTTGTGACCCTTCAGTCATGTCAGAGTTCTCAGAGATGTTCCAGTCGATGGTCTCAGGAAACTCCTCCTTCAACTTCTCAAACGTCTCCAGATCAATAGGTTCATAAGGAGCCTGTTGGTACGTATGCTCTGAGTAAGGCAGGAAGCTTACGCCACTGATCTTGTCGAACTTGTTGTACAACCACTGACCCACCTCAAGGAACTCGTCGTCACGGTAGTAACACGTCATTGACGGCTTATGTTCACACCAGAAGTCCTGATAGATCTCCCAAAGCTCAAGTTGCTCCATAGCACCCATCTCAGAGGCCACCACAGCCCCCTCAGGCGACTTTATGGGGAAGGAGAATACCTTGGTAGTGGGTGACATTACGTCGTCCTCTACGGGCACTCCTGCTGCCTCAAGGATTTGACAGAGCGGGTCTCTTGCATCTGCTCTAACTCGTCTAATGTATTGATCTGAGTATCTAGGGTGGATGCCAGAAGCAGAATCAACCAACTGACTAACAGTACCGGAAGGTTTAACAGCAGTGATGGCAGTGCTAATATTAATACCAAGCTTAGTAGCCCATTCC